CGTGCGCCCGGGCCCAGGAAATCGCCGCGCAGGAAAACGTCTTTCGCCGGCTCTACCTGAATCAGTGGACCGAACAGGATTCACGCTGGATCGCGCTCGCCGCGTGGGACGCATGCCAGGCGCCGATCGATCCGGCGACGCTCGCCGGCCGCCGCTGTTACGTCGGCCTGGACTTGTCGACGACGACCGACCTGACGGCCGCGGTCGCCGTGTTTCCCGACGACGCCGGTCCCGGCTGCACGGCCCTCGCGCAATTCTTCTGCCCGGCCGATCGCATTGCGCTGCGCGTCGCGCGCGATCGCGTGCCCTACGACGAATGGGCGCGCCGCGGCTTCCTGACCGCGACGCCGGGCCCGACGGTCGACTATGAGCTGGTCCGCGCGCATCTGATCGAGTGGCAGGACACCTATCAGGTCCGGATGGTCGCGTTCGATCCGTGGAACGCGACCGACCTGGTGTCGCGGCTCGAAAAGGTCGACGGCTTTACGTGCGTGAAGATGCGCCAGGGCAAGGCGACGCTGTCGGCGCCGTCGAAGGCGCTCGAGAAAGCGATCCTCGAAAAAACGATCCGGCACGACGGGCATCCGATCCTGCGCTGGAACATTCAGAACGCGTCGGTCGACACTGACAACGCCGGCAACATTCAACCGAGCAAAGCGAAATCGACCGAACGGATCGACGGCGTCTATGCGCTGGTGATGGCGCTCGACGCGATGCACCGCGATCAGGCGCCGCCGGAAACCGACTTCGAGGTGTATATTTTCGGAGGTCGCCCCACATGATCCGCCGCCCAGGACGTCCCCCGCTCGACGACGCCGATCCGTCGACGACGGTCTGTGTCTCGCTGCCCTCGAAACGCTACGACGCGCTGTATAAGCAAGCTGCGGCCGCGCGCGTCAGCGTGCCGGAACTCATCCGTCAATCCCTGCCCCGCCAATTGCCATATTCAAAATCACCTGAGCGCGACCGCGACCGCTAACCTCTCCCGGCGTGCTGGACCGCGGATATGCGCTGCTGTCGATTAAGGCGTTCGACCCCGACCGGCGCATCATCACCGGGCTCGCGTCGACCCCGTCACCAGACCGCCGCGGCGACGTCCTCGAGCCGCTAGGCGCGACGTTCCGCAATCCCCTGCCCTTACTGCTGCACCACGATCGCGAGCGCCCTGTGGGCCGCGTGACGCTGACCGCGACCGCAGCCGGCATCCAGTTCGAAGCGCAGCTGCCGGAAGTGTCGACGCCGGGCTTGGTCCGCGACCGCGTCAACGAAGCCTGGGACTCGATCAAGGCCGGCCTGATTACCGGCGTCTCGATCGGCTGGCGCCCGCTCGCCGACGGCCTCAAGGCGATGGCCTCGGGCGGGATGCACATTCTCAAAAGCGAAATCTGCGAGCTGTCGCTCGTCACTGTTCCGGCGAATGTCGAAACGACGATCCAGACGATCAAGTCGTTCGACGCGCCGCACCTGGCCGCGTCTGGCCTCACCTCGCCCGGCGTCGCGGGCCTGCCCACAAGGCGCCCGACCATGCAAAAGACTGCCGGCGAACACATCCAGAACTTCGAAAACAAGCGCGCCGCGGTCGTCGCGCGCATGACTGAAATCCTCGAAAGCGGCGTCGCCGACGGTGCGACGCTCGCCCCCGAGTCCGCGCAGGAACACGACGCGCTGGCCCTCGAGGTCAAGCAAATCGACGGCGACCTGCAGCGCTGGCGCGATCACGAAAAGCTGAACCTCACGAAAGCCGCGCCCGTCCCTGGCGCCCCGCTCGTCCCCGGCAACGGCTACGGGCGCGTCACCGTCAAGCCGAATGTCGAGCTCGGGACCGCGTTCGTGCGCATGGCGATCGCGAAGCTGGTCTGCAAGGGCAACGTCTACGAAGCGGCCGAGTACGCGAAGCGCTGGGACGATTCGACCCCGGAAGTCTCGCTCTACCTCAAGGCCGCGGTCGCGCCGGGCAACACCCAGGACGCGGCGTGGGCCAAGCCGCTCGTCGGGCCCGGCAATGTGATCGTCGATGAAATGCTGCAGCTGCTGCGGCCGGCGACGATCCTCGGCAAGATTGCCGGCTTCTCAAAGGTCCCGTTCCTGACGCCGGTCCCGACCGTGACCGCCGGCGGCACGTATGGCTGGGTCGGGGAAGCGAAGCCCAAACCCGTCACGCGGATGCAGTTCGGATCCTCGACGCTGCCGATCGCGAAGGCGGCCGGCATCATCGTCTTGACCGAGGAGCTGGTCCGGACGTCGAACCCGTCGGCCGAGGCCGTCGTCAAGCGCGAGATGGTCGCCGGCATCGCGGCCTTCCTCGACAAGCAATTCATCGATCCGGCCGTCGCGGCCGTGCCGAACGTCTCGCCGGCCAGCATCACCAACGGCGTCACGCCGATCGCGGCGACGACCAACCCGCTCGCCGACATCCTGGCGCTCCTGCAGAAGTTCACCGCGGCGGGCCTGCCGGTCGGCGGCGTGAATCTGATCATGGGATCGACCAACGCGCTGGCGTTGTCGTTCTTCCGCAACGGCGACGGCTCGTCGGCGTTTCCCGGCCTGTCGGTGACCGGCGGGACGCTCGCCGGCGTGAACGTGATCGTCTCGGATGCGGCCGGCGACGACATCATCGCGGTCCTGGCGCCGTACGTGCTCTACGCCGACGATGGCGGCGTGACGGTCGACGTGTCGCGCGAAGCGTCCGTGCAGATGGACTCGGCCCCGACCGACCCGGCGGCCTCGCTCGTCTCGCTCTGGCAGAACAACCTGGTGGGCCTCCGCGCGGAGCGCTTCATTAACTGGCTCAAGGCGCATGCCCAGGCCGCGCAGTTCATCGACGGCGCGAGCTACATGCCCGTCACCGGGAGCCCGTCATCGGCGCCCGCTGGCCGCACCGGCAACGGCCGGACGGCGGTCTAACGACCATGAAGACGCGCGTCCTCTCCCTCGCGATCCTCGCCGTGCTCCTGCAGCCGCTGGCCGCGGCTGCAGGACCCATCTTCGCCCTCGGCACTGAATGCCCGGCCGACGCGCAGATGGGCGGCTCTACGCGCCAGTACTACGTCACGCCGGCCATCGGCTGCGCCTACGACACCGACGACACGCTGAACATCCAGGGCACCAATGCCGAAGCCAACCTGTATCTGAACGGCGGCCCACAGCCGCTGTTCCGTACCGGCTGGATCGGACTCGGCCAGGACCCGGCTGGGTTCTCGTTCACCGCCGATGCCGGCAACGATGATGGGACGTTCACGATCAGCGCCGCGTTCGCGCTCGTCTACGGCCAGTTCGCGCTCGGCGTCAAGGACGGCGGCGATCCGAAGTTCGGCATCTTCGTACTGCCGCCCGGCGTGCTGACGGGCGCCTGGGGCTTCGGCACGGCGGCGGGCGACCTGTCCCACTTCGCGCTCTATGCGCGCGGCACGCCCGGTCCGCCGAATGACGACGAACCGCCCTCACCCGTCCCGGAGCCGGCCTCGATGCTGTTGCTGGGCACCGGGCTCCTCGCGGCGGCGCGGGCGCGGGCGCGGGCTCGCTGAGGCGCGATGCGTCTCTTTGGCCTGGACATCACCCGCGCGCGCGCCACGGCGGCCAGTCCGCCGGCGGCGGCGCCGGGCGGCTGGGTCCCGGTCATTCGCGAGCCGTATACCGGCGCCTGGCAAAAGAACCAAGAGATCACCGCGGAGTCGGCGCTGGCCTACTTCGCGGTGTTCGGCTGCGTCACGCTGATCGCGACCGACATCGGCAAGCTCGCGCTCAATCTCGTCGCCGAAGACGACGATGGGATCTGGACCGTGACGAGCAACCCGGCGTACTCGCCGGTCCTGCGGAAACCGAATCGCTATCAGACGATCGTCAAGTTCCTCGAGCAGTGGATCACGTCGAAGCTCACCGCCGGCAATGCCTACGTCCTGAAGCAACGCGACGCGCGCGGCGTCGTCTCCGCGCTCTACGTGCTCGACCCCGCGCGCGTGACGGTGCTCGTCGCGCCCGACGGCGCGGTCTATTACAAGCTGACGCGCGACGACCTGGTCCTGAATGATCTGAATCTTCCGGGCGAGCCGCCCGACGAGATCGTCATCCCGGCCCGCGAAATCATTCATGACCCGATGGTGACGCTGTTCCATCCGCTCGTCGGCGTCACGCCGCTCTTTGCCTGCGGCCTGGCCGCGCAGCAGGGCCTGACGATTCAGACCAAGAGCGAACAATTTTTCCGCGGCGGCTCGCATCCCGGCGGCGTGCTGACGGCGCCCGGCGAAATCGGCGAGGAGCAAGCGAAGCGGATCAAGGCGTACTGGGAAGAAAATTTCTCCGGCGAGAACATCGGCCGCGTCGCGGTCGTCGGCAAGGGCTTGAAGTACGAAGCGATGACGGTCAGCGCCGCCGACGCGCAGCTGATCGAGCAATTGAACTGGACCGCGAAACAGGTCTGCACGTGTTTCCACGTCCCGCCCGCGCTGCTCGACCTCGACAACACGCCGACCGGCGATGTCGAGGCGCTGTGGCTGAAATATCACTCGCAGTGTTTGCAATCGCTCCTGACGAATCTGGAAACGTCGCTCGACGAAGGGCTGGAACTCAATCGGCCGTTCGGGACCGAATTCAACATCGACGATCTGATCTGGATGGTGACGTCGACCAAGACCAAAGCGGCCGCGGAGGCGATCGGCGCCGGCGCGCTGTCGCCAAACGAGTCGCGCAAGAAATGGTTCGGCTACGGCCCGGTCAAGGGCGGCGACACGCCGTATATGCAGCAACAGAATTACTCGCTCGCGGCGCTCGCCGATCGCGATGCCGATGCGCCGTTCTCGAAACCCGCGCCGGCGCCGGCGGCGGCGTCGGGTCCGTCTGCGCTGCCGGCGGCCGACGATGCGGCGGACGAAAAGGCGTTCCTCGCGCTGCTGCAAAAAGCCTTTCCCGAGGTGCGCTATGCGGCCTGAGGTCCTCGCGGATTTACTGGGGCAAACCGTCCGCGGCCTGGTCGCGCCGATCGCGCTGCAGGTCGCCGAGCTCGAGGCCGGCGGCGGGCGTGCGGCCATCGCGCTCGACGCGGTCCACACCACGCTCGGCGACCTGGGCACCCGGCTGGCAACGCTCGAAGCGCGCGCGCCCGTCCCCGGCCCGGCGGGTCCGCCGGGAGAATCGGGTCCGCCCGGGCCGGCGGGGCGCGATGGCGTCGACGGCAAGAGCCTGCAGTACCTCGGCGTGCACGTCGCCGGCAAGACCTACGACGCCGGCGACCTCGTCACCGACGACGGCTCCGTTTTTTACTGCGCGCGGACGACGACGGCGAAACCCGGCGCGACGCACGACTGGCAACTGATGGTGAAACGCGGCCGCGATGCGCGAGGGCCGCGATGAGCGCGACCCTCTGGCAATTTCAATTCTCGACGAGCCTCGGCGCCCCGCCGACGGGCAGTCAGCTGCGCTTCGATGCGCCGCCGCCGTATCACGGCATCACGCGCGTCTGGGTGCGCTTCGTCACGAACGACGGCATCGACGTCTTTCGCAGCTTGCTCGCGATCGGCATCGGGACGATTCTCTACGTCCAGGACAAGGACGATCACGAAAAGTCGGTCGAGCTGCGCGTGACCGCGCCGGCCTATGACGCCGGCGGGTATGCGGAGATTCCCGTCGAGTGGATCGCGACGACGTTGCCGCTGACCGGCCAGGCCGTCGGCCTGGTCATCACCGACGCGCCGACGCCCGTCACGCCTGGCATCCCGCCCGCGACGCGGACGCTCGAAACCCTCGGCAACGCCAAATTGCAATTAGGCATCACCGACCCGGCGCGCGACGCCGAAGTGCAGCTGCTGCTCGAGCACGCCAGCGCGATCGTCCTCGACTACATCGGCGCCCGCGCCGATCCGACCTGGGACGCGATCACGGCGCCCGATGTCGTGCAACGCGCGACGCTCGAGATGGTCGCGCATCTCTCCGAACACCGCGGCGACGACGTCGCGCCCGATTTACACAACATCAAGATTTGGGAGTCGCTGTCGCTGCTGCTGATGCGGACACGCGATCCGGCGCTGGCCTAGATGCACACGCGCACCGTACCGAACAGCATCGGCCAGATGCGGCAGCTGGCGACGTTCGAGACGCCGGGCGATCCGGTCCCCGACGGCGAGGGCGGCTATACGCAGACCTGGACCCCGCTTGACCCGCCGACGTGGTATGTGCGCGTCCGGCCGGCGACCGTCCGCGACGCCGAGAAGGTCACGGCCGGCACGGTCATCACGCACGTCTCGCACATCGTCAACGGCCGCTGGCATCCCGGCGTCACGACGCGCGCGCGGATGACCTGCAAGGGGCACGTCTACCAGGTCACCAGCGTCGTCAACATCGAAGAACGCGATCGCGAAATGGAACTCGTCGCGGATCTGCAGAGTTGAATCATGCCGACGACGCTGACCCTTCGCGGCTTCGATGAACTGCAGGCCGAGCTCGAGCGGCTCACGCCGGAACTGACGCGCGAGGCGATCGCGCTGCAGCAGTCGATCGCGAACGAAACCGCGGCCGCCGTCCGCGCCGCCTATCCGTCCGCAACGGGCGCGCTGCGCGCGAGCGTCCAGGTCGAACGCCTCAGTTCGACCTCGCCGGCCCGCACGTTCACACAAATCACCGTGACCGCGCCGTACGCCGAGCATGTCGAATTCGGCACGGCCCACACGACGCCGACGCCGGCGTTCGTGCCACAGACGCGCATCGGCCGCGAACGCTTCACCGACGCCGTCATCGCGCGCGTCCGCGCGGCCGGCCTCGTCGTCGGAGGCGACCTCCGCTGATGGCCGATACCGGGCTCGTCGACGCCGCCGTGATGGAAGTGCTGGCGAATGACGCGGCGCTGGCGGCGCTCTGTCCGGACGGCGTCTATTGGGGCGTGCGGCCCGGCGGATCGCCGGCGCCTGGCGCGTTCGTGATCGTCGCGCTCTTTGATCATCGCGAACAGCCGGCGCTGGCCGGAGAGACGTTGTACGAACGGACCAATTACCTCGTCAAGGCCGTCGTGTTCGCGACGTCGAAAACGCCGGCGCGCCAGGCGGCCGCGCGGATTCATGTGCTGCTGCACGGCGTGATCCTCGATTTGTCGGCGGCCGGGTACGAAGCGATGGATCTGCGGCGCATCGATCGCGTCGCCTATCCCGAAATCGATCTCGTGAACAAAGCGACCTGGCATCACCACGGCGGCCAGTACGAGTTGATGAGTTATCCCCTCTGAAAGGACCCCGCTATGCGACGACACGGCAGCAAAGGCCAAGTGAAAATGGACCCGACCGGCGGC